CCCTGTATAACCTAAATCAATAGCATTATCTTGAACTGCACCTGATGATGTTGCAGGAAACAAAATTCTGTCAGTGTTAAACGCACCTAATCCTGTACTAGATTGACCAAATGCTATAGAGCCTGAGGTAACACCAATACTTCCAACTGTTGTATTGTCTTTTTGAAAATTAATAATAGTGCCATCTGATGTTTTTCTATTAAAGTTTCCACAAACATTAGCATTAACAGTGCTTGTAATTACGCCAGTGCTTCTTAATTCTGCACCTATTGTTGTTCCATCTGATGCAGTCTTAGCCACCAACAGGTGTCCACCATTAAAATAACTTATCCCATTTGCCTGTATATCAACCTTATCTGTGGTATCTGATCTTATAACTATACGACCATCATTAGCAGCGTTAGTAGTAAGTCGAATAGTAAGTTTACCTGCAGTATCAGGTGCAAGCGTTATTGCTTTACCAGTTAAATTGCCTGTTAATGTTCCACCTGCTAAAGGTAATTTAGTTGCTATACTATTTGTGACTGTTGTACTGAAACTTGCATCGTCGCCTAAAGCTGCTGCTAATTCATTCAGTGTGTTTAATGTTCCTGGTGCGCTATCAACTAATGCTGCGATTTCTTGTTGTACGAATGCCGTATTTGCTGCGGTCGTATCACTATCGCCAGTTGATGCATTTGCTACTGTAACTGTTTTACCAGTAAGATCCATGGAAGTGTGTAAATCAGCGTGTGTAACTGAAGCATCAACAAAAGATGATACCTCACCTGCTGATGATACTAAATCTGATAATCTTCTTGCTTTTGAAAATGCCATCTTTTATATACTCTTATTCTGGATCTGGGGTTCCTGTTGTTGCTTTTGATACCACACCTAAAGTATAAGCTTGTGTTACTTGAGCATCTTGCCCTACTTCCAGTGCTATACCATTTGCATTACAATGCGCAACTAACAAGGCTACTATTTCTTCAATAGCTATTCTTGCTCTGTTTTGTGCCGCGTTTGTAATCCAACCATCTACATCTACACAGATTGTTTCCATTGCTTTTTTTTCTGTTTCTGTTATTGTTATAGTATAGTCCATATTATTTCTCCTTTTAACCTACTAAAAATCCTTCGAAGCTACCGTATCTTTGGTGTACTCTTCTACCTCTTAATGTTAATGTCACATAATCATTTACTGATAGTGCCAGTAAAATACTTCCTGCTACCTGTGTATAGGTACTATTGTCACTATCTAATCCCTCGCCACCATTTTGTGCAACGTCATTTACTTCAAAATCAAATCCTGCATTACCTGAACTATCAAACATTGCAGAAAAACTAAAATAATAGTTACCTGCTACTGGTGCAGTAAATCTTCCTGTCGTAGTACTAAAATGTGAACCTGCATTTACATGAGTACTATAATTACCATCAGTTCCATCATTTTTACCAAAAGCCTTTGACCCTCCGGCCGTAGGGTATGTACCTCCTGGGTTGTAAACACAGAACGCAGGCTGATATGGTGCTGTAATAATACCATCGTTATGTATAGACATCATTTTCTTATAACTCGACAAATTATGGCCAGAATGTGCCTGAAAATCATTCCCTGTTGTCACGCCATATGTAAAATCGAGTGTATCGGTTGTAGGGTTTGCAATTGCAGAAAAAGCGTTATTACCGTATCGCCATAAAAGACTTCCACCATGAGTACCAGAGTCTTCTGCCATTAGTTGAATTGCAGGTTCAGTTGCTTCTACACTGATAGCAGAACCGTCATAAATATAAGTATGAGATATTCCAGATTGAGCAGAACCATCTCTTATATGTAATTTTCCTAAAGGAGAAATTACTCCAATTCCAACATTGCCACCATAAGGATTTAAGGCTATATCTTCTGCTGTACTACCATCTGATTGTGCTTGTATTTGAGTATTTGAAGCATTACCTGCAAAGTTTAAATATGAGCCACTTGATTTATTAAGTATTTGGAAGGCATTATAATCTTGCATTTCGCTTAAATTAACTGCTTCTGCACCTGAAGTCCTAGTAATTATTGCTGACTTATTAGAACCTGCTGGACTTGTTACATGCAGAGTCGTTGAAGGACTAGTCGCTCCAATTCCAACTTTGCCTTCTTTTAGCACCATCATGTCATTGTGCCAAGAACCACTATAAACACTAAAGTTTAGACTTGTTTTTCCATGTGATTGGTCATAACTAACAGCGTCTATTACAGCAAGTCCACTTCCTACCGTGGTATTTCCTGTAAAGGCTAATCCCATTCTAGAGTTATCAGTAGTACTTGCATTTTGAATAGTAATAATATTATTGTCTCCAAAACTTGTATTATTACTATCATTTTTAACCGTTAATTTTGTACTTGGACTAGTCGTTCCAATTCCAACCTTACCATTAGTAAGTATAGTCAAAGCATCAGTTGAACCTGCTTCATTTCTTAAATAAAAATTATCATTACTTAATCCTCTTAATCCCATGTACCATTTAAGAGTCCCTCCAGTTTTAAAATCAACTGTTGACCCAGAAGTATCATTTCCTCTATCTAAACCGATTGATGCTGAACTTGAGCTATCAATAAGTAAACTTCCTGTCATTGTTCCACCTGCAAGAGGAAGTTTAGCTGCTATAGCATTAGTCGTTGTTGTTGCATAATTAGCATCATCGCCCAACGCAGCGGCTAGTTCGTTTAAAGTGTTTAATGTAGATGGTGCTGAATCAGATAAGTTTGCAATAGCAGTTGTCACATAAGCTGTAGTAGCTACGCTCGTGCTATTGTCTGATGCACTTTGTGTAGTAGCAGTAAAGTCACTATGTAATTTTGCATCTGTGACTGCATTATCTGCTATTACGTGTGATGTTACCTTTGTTGCCATTGATTAACTTCCTAATACAGGCCAATCATATACTAAAGCTGCTAATGCATCTACATTTGCTGCATTATCAATTGCTGTTGTATGTGTATTTGCTTTTGTTCTTATTGCTGCTCTCCATGTTTTTATATTACTTGGACAAGCTGTTCCACCTTCTGTTTCTCTTATTACCATCCAATCAGTATCTTTTAATAGTCCAGCAGCTTGTGAATTAATAATTTCTTTATGATTATGTTTTAAACCATAAGTTTTAACTGTGCCTTCAACATTATCAGAATTTTCTGCTTCATCATCAGCTGTATATAAAGTATTATCTAATTTTTTAGCTGTTGCTGTTCCATATGCTCCTTTGACAGTTAAACCATCAACAGTATATGTAATATCAGTATTAATATAATATTCTTTATCTTTTAGATTGGTATTATCTACTGTGACCGGATATACCCCAATTGATTGCAATTGCGATTCTGACCATAATGCCATCGTGTTTGCAGGATATTGAGTATCCCCTATATTAAACGCTTGCGGCCTTGCCCACATTTTTGTGATTGATCCGCTTTCTACTAATGCCCACATTTTAATTTCCTCTTATATGTTCTATTTATACATCATAGTGCAGTAGTTGGCACTCCTGTTGATGTTACGAATGGCGATTCGGCAAAGGCCATGTAAAGATACCTATGACCACTACCATTTGTAGCATTATCAGCATGAATAATTTTAAATCCATTAGAATACATATCTAATATTTTTGATGCTCCTCCTTCTGCTCCAGTTTCATCAAGTCTTACATACCTAGAAACATTTGTATTACTTACGTCTCTTTTGGTATCAAATGCAAACCAACCATTTCCACTACCAGAAGTTTGTTTTAAAATTATAAAACCAGGTTTAAATCCTGTATAGATAAATGCACCATTTGTATTACTATTACCGTAGTATGATCCAAATTTACTGTACCCTTGTACTTCTGCCCAACAAAAAGCAACAAGAGGGAATGCACCGTTTACAGAAAAATCTGATCCAACATTAAAAATTGTAGAATTTACTGTATTAATTAAAGTTGTAGCACTAGTGTTATATGCAGCATCGCTGTCAAAAGTTGCTCCACCTGCTCCAATATCCTGATGCCACAATCTCCAGTTTTCTATTCTTTGTCTATTTCTAATAATAATAACACCAGGTGTTTTTCCTAAGCCATGACCAATATTTCTTGCAGTTGTGTTAGTTGGTTCATACTTAACAATACTAAATCCAGCATCAGTATTTAATTGTACTGTTGAATTAATATCTCCATCTGTGTTGGTACTAGTTGTTCCTGCATTGGCTTTCCATTGCCAAGCTACAAACTCTTTATTGTTTGCGTTCATGGTATCACCATTAGTTCCACCAGCTGCTGCTGTAAAACCATCTGTTAAATGACCTGATATATAACCATATGTTGCAGATGGATTATTTTGTTTAGCAGTTGAGTCAGTAGATATTTGTCCATTCAGAGTTTCATCGTTTCCAGAACCTCCCTCAAAAGTTGCATTCGGAGCATCAAAACCAAAACTTGAACTAGTTATTACATTATTAGTACCATTATCAGTTCTATTTTTTGACAAAATTAAATCTGGTTTTAAATCGCTGTTACCATCATTTGTTAAATTTCTAGGATGAGAACCATTACCTGTATAAGTAAGTGTCTGAAAATGTGCTGAAGAATCGTCTATAGTTGTATAAGCTGCCATATTATCCTCCGTACTCCGCTAAGTTTTTACTGCACATTGCCAAGAATCCTGTTGGTGGTGCATATTCAAAAGTTCCATATCCATTTTCATCATTTGCCGCGCTTGAGATTGACATTTCAGTATAACCACCAAAGTTTGTAGATTGGTTTACATTAGGATTATAAGTTGATCCTGCAAACATCCACAATTGTTCTGATGACCAACCAGCAAGAGAAAGCCCATTTGAACCAGTACTTGGATTAGAACCAGTTTGGTTTATCCAAACATTATCTAAACCAAAATAGATTTTTCCATTGTCTAAATCAAGAGCCACTTGTACTATATTACCACTGTTTGCATTACTTCCACCATTTACAAAATACGTACCGTTTTGATAAATATTTCGATCGACAAACTGATATCCAACTCCATGTCCTGCAACATTTCCTAGATAGTGATTATTTCTTCCGCTGGAATTATCGGTAGTCCCATCAACTGGTATAGCACCCATCATTGTATTGTTTGCACCAGCTGACTCATGCTCAAAATACCATTTACCAGAACTCGCTGCCATGTTTGCATAGTGAGTGGTCCAACCTGTACCACCACCCCTTGTCATTCTAGTTCCGCCCTCATTAAATAACATATTATCGGATCCATTGTTGAAAATAGTTCCGTTACTAAGCCAAGTACAAAAATTATTCGTAGGTGTGTCAGTAGCTTGATCGACTGATGTGATGTTGTTTTTAGTCCAGTCGTTATTATTACCGCTTTGGTCTTCACCTAAATCTGAAGCATTTTTAAAATCTAAATAAAATCCGTTAGTACCATAAGTGCCTGTGTATTTTTTAGGTTTCCAAATACCACTATCATCATCGTATTCACCAAACTCAGTTGGTGCTAATTGTTGTCCATCCACATGATTTATCTCTGCTATATAACATTTAGAATGCCAACTATTTGCAATGAGACTACCTATCTGATGACGTGTTGTATGATTTACTCCAAGTTCTGCATTTTGTGCTATGCTTGACAATGCATTTGTAGAAAAAGAAGTATCTTGAACTCCATTAACATAAAGCCTGATTCTATTATGAGAGAGTTGAGTTGTATCTGTTCTTACAACAATATGATACCAAGCTGAAGTATCTTTGAATACTCTGTTAGTTTGTATTACCCAAAAAGTTTGAAGCCCTAAGCCAAACTTATCATCATGAGTAAAACCCCATTGATATGTATTGCTATTTGAATATCCACTACTTGGCTGGGCACCAAACAATGTTTGATTGGCTCCACTAACGCCAAGCCCAAGTTCAGTTCTCTTTACCCACAAGCTTGTGGTAAATTTTTGTCTATCACCATTTGAAGTCGGAGTGTTAGTAAGATACTCGGTATTATCTTTTTCAAATTTGCAAGAGTTATCAATATCATATCCTGAAATACTTCCTCTGTTATGTAGTCGATCAGTAAATGCCATATTATGTTTGTGCTAAATTCTGCACTCTTCCTATTTCTTGCCAGATACTTCCATTATATCTGAATGAGAATATATCTGTTTTACTTGCTGTTGCTGTCATTGTTGGAGCTGTACTTGCTGCAAATTCGTATATTGTATTCCAACCAACAGTATAAGGTCCACCTGAACCTGGTTGTGCAATTTCAACAGAAATAATAGCTCCTTCTACTGCATTACTTGGTGCTGCAAAAGTTGCATTATGACCTAATAATAGGTATGCATTTGCTGCTGCTCGTGCGTCCCACGTTACACTTGATGCTGATGTTAAAGCTACTTGAGTTATATTTGCTGATGTTGTTGCTGTTAATAAACCAGTGACTGTTGCTCCAGTTGTTGTTGTAGCTATTTTAGTGTTATTATCATAATATATTTGAACTGCGCCATCGCCTGCACAATGAATCATATTTTCACCGTCTGCTTTTTCTAATACAATATTATTTGACTGTATTAATAAATCGGAACTTGAATTTCCATCGGATATTTTACTATTTCCATCGTGAAAGATTTGTAAATCACTCCCTGTTCCTAATATTACCTTTTCGCTATCTGATAGAATAAGACTATCACCTGCTGGTAATTCTTTTATTTGATTCGAACTCGAATCGACTATTAATGGTATTCTATCTGCCATTTTATGTTACCCCTACGTTTACTGTTCCTGAGCGTGCTATAACAGCTACTATTCCGTTTGTTAAAGTTATATTAACTGCCGCCGACCTTCCCACTACTGTAAGTGTGGTTGACGAAAGTAATCTTGCTGGTACTGTTGTATTGCTCATATGTTATCTCTATTTATGATTCTAATTCTGTTATTCTAGCTTCTGCTGCTTCTAATTTTGTTTTTAATTCTTTTATTGCTTCAATGAAGTATGGAGTTAATCTTGAGTAATCCATTGAATAATATTTTTCATCAGTTTCTTCATTGCCCGATTCAGCTAATGGGTCAACATTTAAGTTTGGTAATTCACTATCAACTTCAAGCATGTTTTGAGCTATAACTCCGAATTGTTTACCTGCATCTCCACTACCTCTATTTTCTGCATCTTTCCATTTAAATGTGACACCATTCATAACAGCTACTTTATCAAGAGCTCCTGTTATAGTTGTAATTTCCTTCTTTAATTTTTCGTCTGAATACGTATGAAATCCACCAGAAGCTTCACAACGATTATCGAAATAATATGTTGATGGACCACTTAATCTCATTGTGTGATGATATCCAGAATTTAATGCACCTACTCTAAATCCACCATCAAGAGTATAAAAATTAACTGCTTCAGTACCAGCAGCTGACCTTTTTACAACAAATTTTGTATTACCACTCATATTATGAACTTCATCTCCAGCAGAATAATTTGTAGAAAAAGTCATATTACCACTAGAACTACTATAAAGCTGAATAGTACTGCTTGAACCTGCACCATTACTTGGACCATAACCAGAGCCAGCTCCTATAACAGCATCATTTGATATACCAATACTACCTGATATCACTAATTTATCACTATTACCATCAGCAGAATCGTGACCTATGAATACTCTTCCACCAGATTTTTGTAAACAAATAATTCCATTATTTGCTACACCTTGTTCTATTGTTTGGAATTCATACCTTCTTTCATCGGCTGCATTACCGCCAATTTGAAAACATTGTAGTGCTTGATAATTAGAACCTTCATTAGTTTTTCCTAAATAAGCAAATACACCTCTAGATGCTGTTTTTGCATTTGGAACAGTTACGTCAAATAATTCTTTTGGGTCTGTAGTTCCAATACCAACTTTTCCATCGCCATTGATAAACATTCTAATATTACCGTTAGAGGATAAAGCAATATCACCTCCAGTACCTTCACTATCTGCAGAGTTAAATTCTGCACAACCAGAGTGTTGTCCTCCTGAAACATCACTTCGTGTCCTTATTTCTGCGCCTCTATTAGTTGTACCTGTAAAGACAGCATGAGTAAGGGTTCCGCTTCCAGTACTTCCTCTTACGTCTAGTTTTGCTGAAGGTGAAGTTCCAATTCCAACATTGCCTGAACTATCTAATATAAAATCATTACTAAAACCAGCCATTGTAGCTGGGTCGCTGCTACGACCAATGACAAGTTTTCCACCATCATCATATGCCATTGTAGTTTGCTGAGAACTACCTCCTTCCATATTAATGCCAAACTTACCTGTACCACCTGTTGTTCCACTTCTTTCTAAAGTTAAAAAACTATTTCCTGCATTTTTAATATGCAAAGAAGTTTCAGGGCTTGTTTCTCCAATTCCAACTTTGCCATCACCTCTAATTCTCATCAAGCTAGTATTATTATAGTCTCTAAAATCTGCTGAATATGTAGATGAATTATTACCGCCTTTAACAACAATACCTGAACCTGTTGAGCTTTGAGTGTTAGTAAGTTCTGCAGCTAAACCATTTGCAAGACTTTGAGAATGATAAATTCCTATAGCTGAAGAGGCAGTGATACCAACACCAAGATTGCCTGTCAATGTTCCACCAGCTAATGGTAATTTAGTAGCAAT